TCTGGATGGTCGATAGGGTTAGCTTCTTTATGCTTTTTAATAGCATCGCTACCATCGCCAATAGCTTTATCGATTTTATCCCAGTTTTCATTTCGAAGGTTTACGTCGTATTTTTCGTTTTCAGCTGGTTTTAATAGATTTAAGTTTTTTGTATAAGTAGCCATTATTTAGGTAAGACCTCCTGGTTTAATACAAAATGAGTAAATTGAGCGAGTTCTTTATGTGTATACCGAGCTAAGTCAATATGTCGGTTATATAATAAATCGACGTCGTATATTAGATTCATCGGAATTAAATCTTTAAGCAATTTAGATACAGCATCGCGTTGTTTTTTTACGCCTAACGATACTTTAAAGTGAACGTTATAATTCTTATAATCTTCGACAATACGATAGTTGCCTTCACCACAAATACCATTAAGAAGTTCGCGTAGCTTAATTTCGGTATAAGGACGTTGACCAGCAAGAGCTAATAAGATATTAAAGCGTCGGTCGTCGATCGTATCGTCGCTAGCCGGGATAATATCTAATATGGTTTCCCATTGCGTTAAGCCATGAGATTCAGCCGTCATAATAAACTGTTCTCTAAATATTTCGATCATCGTATTCCATAAGGCTTGCATTTCGATGCTTTCGACTCTGTATATTTCTTGCATTTCGCTAACGCTACCAGATACTGGTACAGCAAATTCGGATAAATCAATGATACGAGTATAATTATCAAATATAGTCATAGATTATCCTTTCGTTAATGTAACAGTACCGAGTTTAGGAATTTGATGAGGCTTTAAATCAAGGCGCTTAACAGTTTTGCCATTAATTTTAATATCGCCTACATCGACTACTTTATCTAAATCAACAGCTAAAGAAGTGACTACAGAAGTTCTAACCGTTAAGAATTGTTTCTCGTCTTGAGTGGTCCATTCTTTACGTCGAGCTTTTAAACGTTCTTCGATTTTCTTAGTTAATTCAGCTTGAATTTCACTAGGTTCATGACCAGCAGTCATAACGACAGGTATCTCGTAGTTAATAACGACTTCTTCGGCTGCTTCGACCGTAACGGTATGCCCGATCGGTGCTAAACCATAGCCCTTTCCTTGATTAGGAGTCGGATCAAATACATTCTGTACTTCTTTAACCAGCTCTTGCGATGGTTTATTGTATTCGTTATTTACAAAGACGACTTTAACAGTGCCACCACCATTCCAACAACGGTAAATTTTAGAACCACCAGTACCATTAACGGTTAATACTTTTTCTTTATAATCAGCACCATTACCACCGTAGGCTTTAGATTTTAATGCTCTAATATATCTTTCTCTGAAAGCTTCCGTATCTTCTTCATCTTGGCCAGGTATTAATACTTCTTTAATTTCAGCATTTTGTAAACCAGGGATACTATTAATAGGAGTGATACGGCCGATACAATAATTACCTTTAGCACCAGGAGTTTCGCATACTAGTTTAAATTCATTATTAGATAGGTCGATCGCTTCCGTTACCCTAAAGTTAAGATCTTCGAAGTTAAACCGAGTACCGATGTCGACTGCTCGATCGAATACACCTTTCACTTCGGCTGCTGTAGCTTCACGAGGTACGATATTAAATTCGACAGCTCTTAACTCTAAAAAAGATCGGTCAGCTGTTTTAGCATACGTTTGTCTTAAAATCACTTGTGCCATAATATATGCTTCAGCTAACTCAAAAGAAAAAGGAGCTAATGAATCATATATCATAGAGCCTTGTCGTTTATCGTATTTAGTATCAGTTCTAAATAAGGCATCAGCTAATATATTTTCATAAGTTTTATTTTCGTACATAGTCTGTTACCTCTTTATATATATCATTAATCGTGCCGTAAATAGTGTCGCACGAGAATACACATAATACGTCGCCACCATTATTAGAGAAATTAAAGTCATATACGTTATCGATGCGATCGTCAGCTAATAATGCTTCTGTGATGCGTCTTTGAATTTCGGCATATACATAAGGAATAGCTTCACCGATTAAATCGTTTAATTCGATGCCATAGTCCCAGTCGTATATTAAATATTTGTAGCGTTCCGTATTAATAATTTTAAAGATAGCTTGTTTCATCGCTTCATAGTCGTCACACATCCCGATTAACTTATAATCGTCTTCGTAACGGACTCTGAAGGTATTAGAAGTCTGTTTCTTTGTAACCAAACTGCTATCAAGTTGGTTATAACTAGACATAGGAGTTAGTGCCATTATTTAGTCGTACACCCCGTATTCGGATTATATACACGGTCGATCGCTATATATCGCTGACCGCCAGTTTCTTGAAATAACCATACCTTATCACCGACTTTAAGACCGTTATGCACTAAGTACTTCTTACGGCCTTTATAGTCGTGATTATGGCTAGCAAATTCAGCGTCGCCACCGCCACCGGCTCGGTTCTCGGTAACGTGATCGACACTCATTTCCATCGTCCATTCACATGTATTCTTCGTTAACATGATATGGTCTTCCGGAATGATTAAGGTCGAATCGAGAGCAATTTCTAGAGGCGCTTCCGATACGACGACGCCGATTAACATCGTAGCCGGTTTCGTATTTTCTACAGCTGTAACGGCCGCCGACTTAATGACACCTAATATCTTATTAAAATCATTGTCCATTATTTAACACCTGTTCTAATAATATGAGTCGGAGCTGCACCGTTATGGTAGGCATAGTTAACGTCTGGATAATGAATAACAGAACCTTGTGAGCTACTATTACCGACACAGCCGCCAGCACCATCGGCTATAACGACATGTTCATCGCCGTCATAGATAAGAATATCGCCAGGGTTAGCAGAACCAGTATAAGACTCGATCGCATAACCTCGACCATTCATAAACGTTTTTAAACCCGGTACGTCTTTAATACCTTGATTATAAGCATCGGCTAAATCGCTATTATAGTAAGAACCACCAGCTGTTGCTCTATCGACACAGCCTACACTACCGTATGGCGAAGACGTACCTTCGATAGAATCCATACCAGCTTGTACGCCGGCATTCGTAGCCGAAGCATTACCAGAAGCACCAGCACCTTTAGAAGCACCGCCAGATTTCTTGTTCATAGCTTGAATTCTCTTTCTGATTTCTTCGTCGCCTCTATCTTCGACCGTAATTTCTGGTTGTTGTTTATCGAAGTAAATAATATCCATATCCATTACATGTTTATTGTTATTAAATTTATGAGTCACGGCTTGTACATATACTAATTCATTAATGATCTGATCACCGATATTAAAGTTTAACCAGATACCGGAGCCAGGTCGTATTTCGGTATGACCTAAACAATCTTTTAAACGTAGCGTATGAGTTTTTCGAGCTAAACTGTCGAGTAAGTTCTTAGCATATTCAATAGCATTAGTCTTCTTATCGTCTGGCTTGTACACCTTCTGAAGTACGCCCCATTTTTGAGTTTCGTTCTTAGCATAAGCTGCACCAGTACGCCAGAATTGTTTAGTTTCCTTACCATTCTCGGTAGCATTAGCTTCACGGACTACCAAGACTTGTGTAAAGGTATTCTCTATCGAAGACGTATATTCATAATCGCCGACTTGCGTCGAATCGATAAGAATATCGGTTACCATGTCGTTCAGTTCTTTTACGACGAGTAAGCCTTTATCGTCGTAAGCTAGAAATACAGGCTTGCGTTCTTTCATCTCTTCGTCTTGCTTCTTATACTTGTCAGATTTAGAGAGTTCGGCTATCGCTGCTTCTTCTGTATACCCATGATCAGTTAGATACTTAATGTCATTTTTCTCATAATAGGAACCATTAGGTGCCACTTTATCAGAGTCGGTATCTTTCTTGACTGGTTTCAGCTTCGAATCCTTAGTGGCGTCCCAGGTCTTAACTTTGTACTTCGGAGATTTAGCAAGTTCGGCTAAGGCGTCCTCTTGTTTATAACCGTGATCCGTAAGATACTTAATATCGTTCTGTTCGTAATACGTGCCGTTCGGAGCCGTAAAATTACTATCGGTCGATTTCTTTAACGGCTTCATAACTGGTATTTTCGGCGAGTAGATATTCGTCTGCTTCAGCATATCGAGGATAATATCTTGATACGTTTTGCCGTCGTAGATGTATTTAATCTTATATACGGTCGGACTAATATCACCTAATTTAATAGCCAAATCTTCGGCTAAGGCCTTAATTAATTCCGACGCTGTTTTAGTGCCGTTAAAGACGTAATACCCTTCTGATTTTAAGTATCGACATTGATCGTATGCCGTTACTTCGATAAAGTTATCTTTAGACCGTTTTTTCTCGAAGATATAGCCTACAAAGACTAATTCATTATTCACCTTAAAGTTAACGAGGTCGCCTTCTTGGATATCGAGGACAGTATCTTTAAAGACTTTAAAACTTAATTTAGCCGGAGCCAGATCGGGACTACGATCTAACGTAACCCCGTCTTCCGGATCCAGTAAGTACATATCCTTTTGGTCTCGCATAACTGTTAATTCGTAGTTAACACGTAAAGGAGCTTTCGTTATTTTGGTAGAATTAAATTCGTCCATACATCGGTCCCCTTCCCTTCGTTATACATACTTAATGCTTGTGTCGCACCGAGATAACACGGTACGGCAATTTTATTTAAAGCGGCGATTTTAAATAGATTATTAGTGTTGCCGAATTGTTGTTTAACCACTCTTTGTAGAGTGGCCTTATTAAAGCCATTAGGCGATTCGACCTTCTTTGCCGGTACTTTATCGGTCGCCCTATCGGACTTAACCGAAGCGCTAGCCGTACCGTCTTTATTCTCTTCGATCACGAGCTTCTTCGTACCGTAGTCTCGCCATTGTTTTAATTTAATAGTAAGATACATATCGAAGCCGTAATCGTGATCTTCTTTAATTTCGATATCTTCGACCGTAACTCGTTCCGTGATCATACTCAGCATTTCGCCAGTCGGTTTCATACGGACTACGGTAAATTTAACCGGACTACCGGTTGTTTTCATGCTGTGTATTTTATTAGCATAGTATTCAGCTTTTTTACTCTTCTCGAGTATGGACTGATTAAACGGATATTTACTATTAGGCAATAGAATCTCGAAGGAGTATTCAGTCAAGCCTAAAGGTTTGGGTATCGTTACTTCACCAGTTTGTAAAAGATCGACTGTTTCGTTCTTGTTGCTATAAGTGATATCGAGGGATTTAGGCGGAATCGGTATCTGTAAATTATCTAGGTAGAAATAATACATTATAAAGCCTCCCCGGTATTACGTTGGAATGCATTAACTAAACCGTTAGCGAAGTTAGTACTGAAGTCGTTATAATCGACGCTAGAATCGATGTTATTATTGTTAGTCACGTTCAAGTGGATAGTACGTTGAGACCAGGACTTAATAGCGTCATTCATAACACCTTTGTTCAAAGTATTAATCTCGTCGGCCGTTAATTGTAATGCTTTAGCCGCTTTCTCAGTATGTTTAGCTGTTTTACCAGTATTTTTAGCTGTGTCTTTAGCAGCTTCAGCTACGGCATCACGTTTAGTGTTTTGATCGCTATTAATAGCGTCGTCGTTACGTTGGCCATGATTAAAGATATTGCTAATTTTGCCGACTAAATTATCGCCAGCTAATTGTGCTGCACCAGCTGTTTCGCCAATATCTTTATACTGCATCTTATAGTCATCGAAAGGACCAGCATCGACTTGCACTTGGAATCTGGAAGCTACGACATGACCAACACCATCTAATAATTTTTTAAGGAATGGTACTTGTTTCATAACGTCGAGCATCGCATTAATGCCTTGTACAGCAAATTCGACTAAGTTATTCCACAAGCTACCAAATAAATTCTTAATAGCTTTTGCTGGGTTATTAAATACAGTAGCTATAAAGTTAGCGAAGATAATAAAGACATTCCAGATATAGGCAATTTGATTATAAATAATAGCCCATAATGCACCGAATACACCGGCAATAACACCGACTACTGTATACGTAGTGCCAGCCCATTCGTTATACATATCGATAACGAAATATAATGCGGCTACGATACCCATAATAGCTAATGCTACCCAGGTCGCTGGACAAGCTAACATAGCGGCATTTAAACTCCACTGAGCAACAGTAGCAGCTACGGTAGAAGCTGTAGCCACTAACCAGTTAGCAGCATATACAAGAGCTACGGTAGCTAATGCAAATAAAGCACCGTGTACGAGCCATGCATTTTCTTGTAGCCATCCGAATACTTGTTGACCGACTGTTAATACTTGTTTAAATGCATACGATATTTCATTGAATACATTTTTAATAATAGGTGCTATATACTGAATATTATTTTCTATGCTATCGACAAATTGTCTAAACTCTGGTGAATTAGCTAACTCATTAACAGCATCAAATAATGGAGCAAATGCATATTCGGCGACCGATTTAATATCGGTAGCCCAGTCAGCGAATGTATGTGGCATCTTACGATAAGCATCTTCTATTTCGTCGGCATTTTCAAGCATAGCCTTCTTAATCACTTCGGCCGTAACTTTACCTTCGGACGCTAGTTTCTTTAATTCACCACGAGAAACACCCATAGTCTTTGCTATGATGTTTTCAATCATCGGAGCATTTTCAGCGATAGAACGGAATTCATCGCCTTGTAATTGACCAGATGCTAGACCTTGTGTTAACTGGATCATAGCATTCTTTTTGTTTTCGCCAGTCGTACCACCGATAGCCATTACTTTGTTAATTTTTTCAGCAAAATCGACAGCTTCTTTAGGATCTGGGAAAGCATCGTGAGCCGATTGTGATAATGTAGCTACTGTTTCAGCCATAGAAGCATATTCAGTACGAGAACGTCTAGCCGATTCATAAATCTCTTTATTTAAGGCTGCTACGTTCCCTTGTTCACCGACTATTAAACCGAGACGAGCTTGAATCGATGCGAATTCTTGCGCTGCATCGAATACATGGCCGATCGCATCACCGACTTTTTGAATAGCTGCGGCTGCAATATTAGCACCGAGCGAGCCTAAGAAAATAGCTTTTAAATTCGATAAAGAACCATTTGTTTTATTAGCAGCATTACCAGTATGTGTAACTTGTTGAGCAAAATTCGACATACTAGACGATGCCGTACCGGCCGTTTGACTAATATTGTTAAGAACAGGAGAAACACCGTTATTTAACTTAATCGTGTTAGATAATATAGACATATTCTACTCCTGATTTATTGCGTTTTAATTCTTTAGAAATATGGTCACGCTCCTTTTGTCGTATAGCTAAGGACGCGAATATAAAATTGCGCTCCTGTTCGTCCATAGAGTTTAGTTCGAGCGGACGTATATGTAAATCTTGGAGGGCCCTATGATAGAGATATGCCTCGGGATTCTCCTCTATTAGTTTTTTAATTCGTCGATATCGTTAGCTTTAGTACCAGCCATAACTTCTTGTAGCGCAGCTGTTAAGACTTGTGTTTCGCCAGGATATAACATAACACTTAGCAATTCATTAGCGGAGGATACACCATAAGAATCTTGTAGTTCTGCATCATTAAGAGAAGGATATAATACAACAGCTTCGAGAAGTTCAGCGTTAAGATTTTCTTCGTTAACAATAGACTCTTTCTTGCCGTTTTTAATAGTAGTTTTAGTATTTCGCTTTGTAATTTCTTCGACACGTTTAGTACTAATAGGATGCAATACCCATTCAATAGGGCTGCCATCTTCATTAGTGAAGCGTTCAGATACGACTACCTTTACATCTGGTAAAGATTTAGCATTAGATTTAAAGAATCCATTTAAAGACATATTTTTGATATCTGCCATAGAGGTTAATCTCCTTATATAGAATAATAAGGAGCCATAAGGCCCCTTATATAAGATTTACATATTATGAATTAGGCTTGCATACCGTCTAATTCTTTAAAGTTTTCTGGAATTTCAAGACCTTCGAATGTGAAGTCTACGTCTTGTTCGAGGTATTTACCGTCGGCATCGGCTAACGTTAAATCAAAGTTATCGATATTAACACCTTTGATAACGACTGTACGAGAACCAGCAGCGGAATCAGAATCTTCATTAGTCACTTGAAGATCGAAGTATACGTCTTTACCTTTATTCATAAAATCAGTCATCAAATCGGTAAAGATTGGTGTATTATCGTATACTGTCATAGAACCAGTACCTTTAGCACCAGTAGATTTATTGCCTTTA